ACACAAAGACCTCCAACTAAGTTTCACTGTCTACCATGGAGAGAGTGGAAAATTGGGTGGCCTTTGCGCAAGAGGTGGCTGATGAGCCCTGGACTGATGAAGAGATCCAGGACCTGGTGAGCCTTTTCCAGTACCAGGGCTTTGATGCAGCAATGATTCTCAGAAGAATTGTTGACTGTGCCAACAAGGCTAACATCTCCAAGGATCAGATGATGAAAGACATCCGATCCATGATTGTCCTACATCTGACCAGAGGGAACAAGATCAGCAGCATTGAGAAGAGACTCTCAAGTGCAGGCAAGAAGGAGTTTGCCATCCTGAAGTCCAGGTACAAGTTGACCGACAAAGCAAAGGATGCATCCGACCTGACCTTGTCCAGGATTGCCATTGCCAATGCTGGACTGACATGCAGGCTCCTGCCTATGGTGGTCAACAACACTGCTGTGACCATCTCTCGGATGAACCAGCTCAGTCCAAGCTATCCAGCCTGCATGATGCACAACGCCTTTGCTGGGCTCATCTCCACAGACCTCACTGACGACACGATAGAGACTCTAATACAAGCTCACAGCTTGTATCTTTTGGAGTTCTCTCGGACCATAAATGTAAAACACCGCAGTCTGTCAAACACTGAAGTCATGACTGCCAATGATGCTGCCCTTCAAGCTGGACTCGCCAGCTCCTTCCTTTCTTCTAAACAGAAGAAAGAGTACCTGGAAGGTCTGAAGGTGATTGACAAGAAGGGTCAGCCAACAGCTGAAGTAAAAGCAGCGGCGGCTGCATTCAGAGCTCTCCCTAAATAGGGAGAGAAATTTGGAATTTGAAATTCGGCCGAAATTAAACCTAATTTAATTGGACTCCAAAAGGGCGAAAGCCCAACTACTGTGTTCCAACGACTGGCCAATCCTTGGTCCAAGAGACATCAAGCCAAATGGTCCTAAGGTGTTCAGATTGGATTAGGTGCTCTGTGAAGTCCACTCTCTCAGGAGATCTTTTAAGGTTTTGAGCATCACACAGGAACGGCAAGAAGAGCTGATTCCTCTTCTTCTTCTTTCTTGCCTTCTCCTCTGGGTCCTGGTGCGTGACAAAGGTTTGACAGCTCCATTTAATGCTCAGTTTTTCTCTTCGGACATACCTTGCTTGGAGATCCAGGAAATGCATTAAGCAAATATCTGATATGATGTTTCTTCCTGAGATAGCTTCCCTATTCAATCTCATTTTGCTCATTTTCTTTGAAATAGCCATATATGTCTGGAACACAGCTTGACCAAGACTGATCCTTGACATAAGCTTTCTCCGTTTCCGTGCATTCTGGTCTCCAAACAATATAATCCCCATTGCAGTCTTCAACATTTTAAGCAGTCGAGCGCTGCTAATAAAACGAGATATATAGCACCTATAGAGATTGACGATGAGGGGCCTGGGTCTTTCTAGAGGCCATCCAGCACAACTAATTAGAGGGTCCCTTTCCCCATAATCTGATTCCCAGTATGCACTGCACAAAAGCTGGTATATCTGGTTGTCAATCAAGAACCAGCCCATGGAACCATAGCTGATGCATTCCTGGATGTCATCCACATATATGTTCGCAGGGAACATTTTCTCATCAATCAACTCCCATATCGTTTCAACTAGGTCAATCCCGATTATTGGCACAAACCCAGGCGGAAGATCCTCCTCAGAAATGCGTATGTCAGGCATTGCTTATGTTGGAGGGTCTTTGTGT